AATGATATATTATACCCTTGGATAGAAAGACCAGTAAGCAATCACATCAGCTTACTGGTCTTTGATTTTTACAGAAAAACGGAGGAAAAATCAATGGCAGAAATCTTAGAAAAAGTATTGGTGGAGGTGATGAAAGCAGTCGGAAAAGGTGCTGCGAAAATCATTGTCTGGATGGCTCATCAGATCGAAAAGAAATAAGATAATCAAAAATTTTGGAGGTAAAGATTATGTCCGCAAATGTTGAAACCATGTTCTCTGTCCGTGAAACCCCTTGGCATGGACTTGGCCGTATCGTGATGGATGCCCCTGCAAGCCGTGAAGCCTTGGAACTGGCCGGTCTGGATTGGCAGGTGGAAAGCCGCAACATCTATTCCGGTACTGGTGCTATGATCCCCGGTTATCGGGCTAACGTCCGCAGCACCGATGATGCTGTTCTGGGTGTGGTATCCGACCGCTACCGCATTGTGCAGAACGAAGAAGCGTTCCAGTTCACCGATGACCTGCTGGGTGAGGGCGTCACTTATGAAACTGCTGGTTCTTTGCAGGGCGGCAAAAAGGTCTGGATGCTGGCAAAGCTGCCGGAGAAGTACATCATCGCTGGTGACGAAGTGACACCGTATCTTGTGTTCTTCAACAGTCACGATGGCAGTTCTGGTGTAAAAGTCGCTATGACCCCGGTTCGTGTGGTCTGCCAGAACACCCTGAATCTGGCTCTGGGTACTGCAAAGCGCATCTGGACTGCCCGCCATACCGAAAATGTTCTGCTCCGGGTGCAGGATGCCCGTGAGACCTTACAGCTTGCCAACAGCTACATGGGGGAGCTGGGCAAAGGTATCCATGAGCTGACCACCATCAAGCTGTCTGACCGCAAGGTGCAGGAGTTCATCAATGAGTTCTTCCCTGTCACCGAAGATCTGACCGATGGCCAGCGGAAGAACAACCTGCGCTTGCAGGAAGATTTGAAAGCTCGCTATTATAACGCACCCGATCTGGAATGGGTTGGAAAGAATGGCTGGCGGTTTGTGAATGCAGTTTCGGATTTTGCCACCCATGCAGATCCCATCCGCAAGACCCGGAACTACAACGAAAATCTGTTTCTGCGCACCGCAGAGGGCAATCCGATGATCGACAAAGCCTACAAGATGGTGCTGGGTGCAGCATAAAGGAGGACTTATGAACGATGTAAGCAATCGGGCTGTTCGGGAATTTTCTGAGTTCCTTAACCGTATTGAAGTCAACTTTCCAAAGCCAACTTGTACCACAGCATATGAGATCACGCTGAAAAGCACCATCGTTAGTGCTTTGATTACGCTGGACACTGAGAACAAAATGGATGAACGTTTTTGGAACCATCTTCGGGTGCAGCGAAACATTCTGGATTTCCTGTATGCCCTGTGGCTGGACGATGACCGCACCTTGGTAGACGAGTTTTCCACAATTCTTAAAGACTTAGTGGAATACGATTTTGTTGCCGCAAACGAACACATGAAAGAGAGGTTGAATATTGCATGAAAAGGCTTATATCTACACGGAACTTGTCCAAAGAAGATTGGCTCCGTTACCGCAAATGCGGTATTACCGGCACCGATGCTGGTGCCATCCTTGGCCTGAATCCCTACCGCTCGGCATTTCAGGTGTACCACGATAAAATCAGCGATACCACTGAAAATATCGACAACGAGGCTATGCGGCAGGGCCGTGATTTGGAGGATTATGTGGCGCAGCGCTTCACCGAGGCCACCGGCCTGAAAGTACGCCGTGCAAATGCCATCTACCAGAGTGAGGAACATCCGCTGCTTCTGGCAGA